ATTCCTTCATTATATAAATTAAGTAGTGGGGATGCCGGTATTGCCTTCAACTCTCCACAAATCATACTGGAATGTAACATTAAATTCTTCGATTGAGTCAGTTTGCTGCCAATCCATCGCGATACCATCAATTGTAATTGGATACATGCCTTCGAAGATATAAGTACGTAGAGGGCTACCGTCTTTACTGAACTGAGTAATCTGTCCAGTTGATTTGTAGTCCTGTGGCAATGCCCTAGTATTTGAATCGTGCGAGTTGATTGCGTTAGACCAAGCTTCCATTGCGTTTCTGATAGCAAAGTCTTCATCGTTAATGACCGTGACTGTCCAATCCGCGAATACTCTATCACCTGCGTATTTAACTTGGCGTCCAAAGTATGGTACGACAAATTGGCCTACAACTGATTCCGGAATCCCAGCAGCTCGTACCATGAATGGTACTTTAATATCTGCTGCTGGAGAAATCGGGTTAGTGATTTGGCATTGGAAAAGCGTAGGACGTGCACCGCCACCGACGAGTTCTGATTTGAACTGGTTGATATTGAATGCCATTATCTTTTCTCCTTTTTAAATCTATTTATTACGTTAACTGACCAACAATCTCATCAAACTCGACACCTGTTCTTGTTGCTACAAATGTTAGTTCGATAACATTGATAGAACGCGCTGGTTTGATGAAGATGCTTGCGCGGAATTTGTTTTGGTCAATCACTTCAGGAGTGTTCACTCTCGAGTCAGAAATAACTCTAAAGTCGATAATACCTCTACGCCCTTGGATGTCACGTAAGAATGGATCGACAATATTTCTAAACTGAGTTTGCGTAAACTCATCATTTAGTTCGAACAAGAAGCTTTCAGCTGCAGTAGCAATAGACTTCTCAACCGCAATAAATAGACGACGTACGTTGATACGATCGAATGCTGATGCTTGACCAAGCATTGTTTTATCTCCGAAGAGCATAATGCCTGAACCAGCCTGAGCCATTACTGGGTTGATGTCTGCTGAGTAAAGCTGATCTCTTTGTGGTTTGCTTGGGTTAAATGCTAGTTTAATAACATTCTTAATCAAACCTTTGCGGAAGCCCGCAGGTGATTCCCAAGTTTCTACACGAGATGCTAGACCTGCCATATCGCCACAAAGTGGTGTATAACGATATACGTCATTATACTTATCGTAACGATATTTATAACCAGAATCCATAAATGCGTATGAGCTGTTTTGAATCTTGTTTCTGTGTGCAATTACGTTTGTAAGCTTAGTATTTGTTTTAAGTTCATCAACCACTGCTTCTTTAGAAGGAGATACGTACATCACGCAGTCTTTTCTAGTTTCTACAACGTTTGACAGAATGTAGTTTGCTCTTTGTGCAGAGTCATCGCTCTTACCTACGATTACTGAGCTGATGTCAATCTCGTTTGCATTCTTAAGAGTATCTACTGCAAAACCATATGCAGCCAATGAAGCAGTTGACTCTGTCTGTGCATCTGTACCTACAGTACCGGTTGCAGTTTGACCTAGTCTTTCATATTTAGCAATGCTAGTGCTTGCTGTTCCAATTACAGCAGTGTTAGCAACATCTACCCACTTTGAGAAGTTGTCGATAACTGTTTTGTAGTAGTTTGATGTACCCTGTGGAAGTGTAGCGCTTGTTGATGTTGAAACGTTTTCAAATCTTTCAAGAACTGTACCAGCAGTTCCTGTAATTCCGCCACCCGCATCCATTACTGCAATGTGTATATTACCTGTATCAGGAGCTTTACCAAATAGGTTTGCGTGCTTCCACTTTTTAACAAAGCTTACCTTGTTAAGGTTTTCTTCAGCAAGTGGATATCTGTTGCTAAATGTAATTGTGTATCGATAGTATTCTACAAAATCATCATCTGTAGCAGCTGGGTCGGTGTTTGCACCTGCATTTGTGATTGCTTCTTCTGTGAATGTAGCAACTTTCATTTCTGCATAACCTACAGAAGCATTACCCACTGTAAGAACATCACCGGCCGCAATAGCAGTGATCTGATCAGTGTTTGCAACCTCAATCACAACACTATTAGAGTTAAAGCTAAACTCTTGAGCGATTTGTGTATTTGAAGGTCTGTTTGCTGTAATATCACCCACATCTGCAATATCTGTTTCATATCCAGTTGCGCTGACGTATGCAACTTCTAGGTTGTTACCTCGCTCACCAACATAGGCAGCTTGAAATGCACCGTAATTTGTTTGATCTACGATAACGTCATTGTTACCGTCGAGAACTATTTTTGTGTGATCCGCTTTAGTTGAACCATTATCTGCACGAACAACAAACAATGCATTTGAATATGAAAGAAAGTCTGCAGCAGCAAACCATGTTTCATAGTTATCGTCAGTAGGCGCTCCAAAGCGGTCTACTAGTTCATCTTCTGTTGTAATTAGAATTGGGTCGTTTACTGGGCCCCATTGGAAGACTCCAGTAATTGCCGCAGGTGGTGTTGCGATGGCTGGTACCGCCGCACTCGCATCCACTTCGCGAACAATAACGGAAGGACTTACGGAAAAAGCCATATTTTTCTCCTTTATGTATTTAGAAACGCGTTTTTGTTTTTTCGTATATCACTGTTTCTATTTATAAAAATGACTATTTGATTAAGAGCTCATAATCTGAGGCCGTCGTCATCCCACAAACCTGGTGTGCTATCACCATCATCAACAAATCCAAACGGTAACATTTCTTCTTCAATTTGCTCGTCTGTTTTTTCTCTAAGTTTGATTAAAGTATTTATGTCCGTTAAGTCTTTGAAATAAGGCTGTTCGGTCATCCATGCAAAAATAACTAGATTCATAACGAGGTCGTCGTGAAATCCAGGCTCTGCTTGGAATGTATTAGCTTTCTTAGAAAAACGGTTCAATTCTTGAATGGTATCATAATCTCTAATAATAAGTTGGTTTTGTTCGATCAGCATCTTGACCATTGAACAACCTGTTCCTTTTACAAGTTTTGTAGTTCTAATTCCATTATCGACCCGTTTACCGAATCCCCCAGTTAGAACTTTTCCGCTTCTTCCATTATTTGCGGTATAAAGCAAATTCTCATATCCGTAATCAAGTAAGAGGACATCAGACACTTGTTCTCCGATGTCATTTATTTCAATTAGAATTGCAGCTTCATTATAAAGCTTACCAATTCTAAACAAGACCGAAGCATAATCAATCGGTCCAATTAAGTTATCTCTAAAGACGCCTACTTGTTGATAAGGCATTTCTGTAGTATCTATAACATTAAATGTAGAATAGTCTAGCCCTTTTCCTCTTGCAACGTCAGCAGTGATAACATAGTTTCTACCTTCTTCAGGCCTTTTGTATTGTATGAATCCCTCGCTCTTCATAATAGGCTGCTCTGGAAACAGCTCTTTAAGTTTAGATCCTGAGATCAAAGTACCAGAAGAACCTAAGAATTCACAGCAATATTCTTGATTGAATTTTTCTTCATCATGATCAAGAGATTCAATAGTTTCTTTGCGCCATTTTTCATCTCGTCCTGGTACATCATACCACATTACTTTAACGAATTCATATCCGTTTGTGCCTTCTTCTGCACCTTTACATGTTTTCCAAAAGTGGTTCAAACCATTGGGTGTAGAGGTCATCAGAAGCTTAGTGGATTCACCAGATGAAATTGTTGGGTACACTGAAGCAAAAAATTCATCGTAACCCTCGATGAACGCAACCTCATCTAGATATAGGAAGTTAACAGATTTACCACGAATTGCGCTAGAAGATGTAGTACCAGCAAGTACCTGGCACCCGTTTTCTAATGCAATATTACCCTTATTCCACTCTTCTATCCCTTGCTGCAGCCACTTAGGTAAGGCTTCATAAGCTAACTTAACTCTCGCCATAACCTCTCTGGAGGCATCTCCTTTGTTTGCAAGGATGGCTACAGTCTTGTATTCATTAAACAATATGTAATGAAGGATAACAGCAACAGCTGTTGTTGTTTTACCAGACTGGCGGGCTGTAAGAACTGCAACTCTACGATTGTTAAAGATCTTGTCTGCAATCTTTTTTTGATAGTCATACATTTCAAAAGGAACTAATCCTTTATCAACGTGAACAATCTTAATGTATTCTCTTGCAAAGTAGATAGGATCATCTGCACACTTCATATACTCTTTGAGAAGATCGGGTGTCCACTCAATTTGTTCTCCAACCCGTTTTAGATTAGTGTTACCTAGGTAACCCTTCATCATCTCAAACATCGTTATCGCCTTTAATCATTTTTAGAAGATCTGCCGTTGATACTATTAGATTGTTATTTGTAATGTTTGTTTCTTGCTGCTTAGGTGCATCTAATTCTTCTTTTGCGAACTTCTTCTTAGTTGAAATATCTGCAAAATCTTTGTTAGCGTCTAGCATAGTTTTCATTAATGTAGAAACAACTTCGAATGCTCTTGGCTGTTCTGATTGTTTTGCAATCTCAAGCATCTCTCTCATTGCTTCTTCACCCGTTGCCATAACACCTTGAATGTTTTGACGTACTTGCTCTAGATCACGAAGGTTCTCGTCATCGCCCTCACTAACAATCGCAGGAGGTGCTGGTTCTTCGATTATCGCAGGAGCGGTGATTTCTTCCTCTTTAATTTCTTTTAGAGGAGTTAACCCTAGGCTTTGAGCAATTCTATCATCTGACATTCTTTATTCCTCATAATCAACCACTACACTAATGACACCCCAGTCGTCGTCTTCTTCAATATCTTGATACCAAATAGTGTTGTTTGCTGGAGCGTCAACCGTAACTGATGGAACAGTAAGGTAACCCTTACCAGCATTTGTTATTGTAATACTACTTATATTTCCGTTAACATCGACAGCAGCAGTCGCTGTAGCAGTATTAGATGTTGGAGGATCTATAGTAATTACTGGATCCACATAAAACTTACCAGGATCAGTAACAATTATGCTGTCAACCAAACCATTGTTAATCGTAGCAGTTGCGCTAGCAGAATAGTCACTTGGGTTTCCTGTTGCTGCACTGAATGATATGGCAGGAGCAGAATTATAATTTGAACCGCCGTTTATGAGGTTAATTGCAATAACTTCACCGTCTGTTACAGTAGCATTTGCTGTTGCGATATCTTTATCAAAATTGTACTCTGCAAAGCTACCTGTAGAAGCAACAGTTGGTATAGTAGTATTTGCAGTAATTTCTGTAATGGCATTAAAAGTAACATTATCTATAGCCCCGTAAAAACTATCATTTACGTTTGTTTGTGCAATAGAACTTGAAGGAACTGGATCTGCTCCTGCTCTGATTACTTGGTAAGTTCTATTAACAGCACCACCGCCCGGACTCTGTAGATTACTTACATTTCCATTTACTGTAATTCTTGCTGAAACGTTAACATGCTCAATACGAATATGATTCCATTGATTTAGATTTAAAGATTCGTTTAATGAAATATTATTTGGCCCAAATGAGTAAATTACTGCAGATGAATTATACCATAACTTCCACCTGTCACTCCATAGAATGACTCTGTTCCCAATTGCGTTGAATGGATAGAACCAAAGCTCAAGAGCATAACCGTCATCTGGCCCAGTATCTATGTCTGCGCTTGGATTCCCAAGTATTGTAGTTGTATTAGGATTTCCCGAATGAAAAAGAGCGTCATCTCCAAACTTAAATACAGGTGCAATTGATGGCGGTGGAGCAATAGTAACCGTTGGAGGCAAAGAATAATATCTACCGCCTTCGGTAAGTGTAATTGAATCAACCACGCCAGCAATTACGTTAGCAGTAGCTGCTGGTAGTTGAGCAGGTCCGTCTGGATTTGAAATGGAAACATTTGGAACTGTTGAATAATATCCACCAGCATTAGTCAAGTCAATAGAAGTAATAAGCTCGTTTACAACCGTTGCGGCCGCCGTTGCCGTTACGATAGAAGGAGGTGTGATTGTAACTCCCGGAACATTATTAGCATCATAGCCTTCACCATCACTTACAACTGAAACGCTAGAAACTCCTCCGTTTGCAATTGATGCAATAGCGCTAGCAGTAGCCACTGGTTGTGTAACTGGATTTCCGTCAGGACTCAAGCCTGGATATACTTGCACTTGTTCTTGGAACGCTGCATTTGTAGCAGTATCAGAAGATAGATTAGCTTCAACAAATTTAATAACTTTCTTCTCTTTGATTGGCCCAAAGTACCAACCTTTAAGAGTAAAAGAAAGAGTATGAAGAACAGATTGACGGGTTTCAAAGTCACCTTCATATAGTTCTTCTACTGTAATGCCATTTAGAACGACAGGAATATCAATTGGATCAATATCATCCATCATTCTTGCAGTTACGGTCCAATCTGGTGTAAAGAATGGAATAATTTGCTCAAGAAGCTTTGTGGCGTCTTCTGAATACTTTGTCATAATATACAAAGAGAAGTCTAAGTTATATGGAACTGGAGAATAAAGAATGTTTCTATTATCTTCATTATCTTCTGCAGTTGTCGTATAGACTTTTCTTGTAGTGCTTATCTTACGAGCAGGATCGTAGAACATGTTTGTAATTTCAAAAGACATACGAGGCAATTGAATCGCAGCTCTTCTACTATTAAGAAGGTTTGCATCCTGCTGCACCCTTGCCAACACTTTCTGGAATGGAGCATAGGAAAGAGGTACAATAATATCTTGTGATACGGTTCCATCATTGGTTGTTCGTTTAATCTTTAACTGATTAAAGAGTGTACCAAACAGGGCAACATATTTTCTTGTTGTTTGATTATAGAAGTAATTTGCTATTGCCATTGTTATGAATCCTGAATATCAAGTACTTCACTGAACGGGTCTGTTTCAGAGAAGTCTAGAATATCGTCTGCAGCCTGTTCAATGAATAGGTTATCAGCGAATGAGTTTGATGTATTGGAAACGGCTGTAAGAGTAGATCTAGAGGCTGTTGTAACATCCATATTATTAAGTGTAAAGTATTCATCAATATCAGGAATACCCGTGTCGAATCTTTGACCTGATGCTTCGATTAATTCACAACGTAGGTCGTATACTTGTAATGCGCCAGATTGATAGAATACACTCTCGTGCTCAACATATTTGATCTCATACATCTTCTGATTAAGTGGGAAGAATATGATATCACCTTCAAGAGGTCGTACTTTATTTTGATCTTCTTTAGTAACAAATCTTTCAAATGTGCGAATTGCAACAGTAAAGGTGACAGAATCTCTAATCTCAAGACCAAACTTAGATAGGAAGTCTCCTTCGCCTTCAAATCCATCAACATTTTTAACATAAGCTTCAAAGTTAAATGTTTCATCATACAGCGGCATATCGTCTTCATTAAAGATACTATCCTCACCTTGGATAGATCTCGTAACATAGATAACATCAAGACCATAGATCTGAATCGATTCGATCACCAGATCGTCGATTAAGTTCTGTTCGTTGAAGTTATCGTAGTTTCTGAAGAAAACATTGGTGGCCATGATTTATCCAATAAAGTTGTACGTTAGTGGTTGAAGCGAGGAAATAGCATCTTCTTCCATCGCTCTTCTTTCTTCTCGTGCCTCCGCTAGAATTTGCTCTCCATTAAATGAAACACCACCAACAAGTTGCATGTTATTAAATTTAGTAAGATTCAAACCCCATTGCTCTCTTACAAGAACAGCAGAATAGTTTTGTAGCCAACGATCTGACCAGACTTCTTCATAGAAATCTTCATCTATTACGTCGTAAGCTTCGATAATGATATAGTTTCCTACAGCAGTTCTGCTTTCGTCCGCATCAATATACAATCTGTTTACGTGTTTATTATATCTAATAAGAGGTCTACCTACTAGAATCTCAGCCATAAATTCAATATGAGACATAGTCATGTAATACGATGAAACGTCGTATCCAGTGATGTCTTTTACGTTATTAAGCACAAACTGATAATTAACATTAAACATGCCTGTGCCAGAAGAAATAGATGATCCAAGATCAAATACTTTCTGAATCCCTAGCAATTTCTGAGGTAGTGTAACATATCCGTTGTCTTTGTCTTCTTGAGTAATCTGGTGCTTAAGATAAACTAATTGGCTTCCATTGTAATGGTAATCTCTCCAAAAAGAAATAGCCTCGTCGATTCTATCTTCTACCTGTTCATCAGACACGTTAATTTGGATGACCGGCGCACCAATTTTTCTTAGGACATATTCTGTGAATTCTTCTCTTGATGTTGGCTGTGCCATATTTAATCCCCTTACGCCAACTCGCCTTTAACAATTATCTTGATATAGCTTGAGTTGGGAAATGTTTCGATCTGCCCGTTTGAATACTCAATTTCAAACTCTGCAGTATGTGAACCAACATTTGCTGTATCACCGGACTGCCATTCATACTTTACAATTCCTTTTGAAGCGTTCACGATAGAGCCGGCTCCTGATGATATCACAGCAGTGCCGTTTTCTTTTTTCATGTGAAATCTAACTGCAGATGCTGTTGCCAGTGATCTAGCTCTACCGTTTGAGTCGGTTAGGACAGCTTCAATCGATGGTGCCGTATCATTCTGCTTTATATAAAAAGTAGCCGCCATTGCGCTTTTCTCCGAGTATTTTACTTTTATTTATTAAACTACTAACGTAGTAGTTTTACATCAGTAGTGCCATTGGCTAACAATTTAACACCGTTATCAGGTTGGTTTATGATAACACCGTTGTATCCGTTTCCAATAAACGACAATCCGTTTACACCATCTCTACTGTATACGTGTTCTGTAACATTAACACCTTTACTTTTAAAGGTAAATCCAATAGTACCGGCTCCTTCGCCATCACTAAACTGGGCAAGTCTACCTGAGAAATCAAATGAGTATGAAAGATTTAATCTACCACGGTTTGATAGTAGACCGGTTGAAGCTACTGTAAATGATATTGCACTATTAGCTTCAGGGAACTGAGGATAAACATGTCTGCCCGCGAATTCATTTGTAATATTAAATGTACCTGCTGCAGCCCCCGTAACGATTACATCGCCTTCACCGTTAAGAGTAAATCCAACAGAAGCTCCAGCTCCCGTATCGCTTACTAGAACATCACCTTCAGTATTATTATTTGTAGTAACGTTAAATGTTACATCACCAACACCTTTAACAACAACTTCACCTGTAGAAGATGCTGTAAATTCAGTAGTGACAGAATTTGGAGATGGGATCGATTGAGATATTGCGCTAACAAGAACTCCTGCCGATGCGGCAACTCCAAATGTAATGATTCCTGCTGGGACTGCTTCGGCTTCGACAATAACATCGCCTTCAGTATCATCTGAAGAGAAACTAAGAAGATTATTAGCAACACCAGCAATAATTACCTGGCCGATAGAGTTGGCTGTGTAGTCTACTGTGCCTGCAAAATTACCAACACGTTTCTTAGATTCCGCATAAAGGTCAAAGCTTAAATTGCTATTAAGCTGGCCATCTATGATATTGATTGCTGATGATTGTAAAGTAGGTGTGATTGGATATACAACTGCGCCGAATGATTCTGCTATAATCTTTACATCGCCTTCAGCACTTAATGAGAACCCAACCTCACCTTCAGGATAAGTAACAGTACCTACAATATCTACTTCACCAGCGGTAGGCTGAGTTGTCTCGAACGAGAGGGTAGCATTCATCTGCCCCCAAATTTCTTTGAGACCTTCAGATTCTAATGTAAATGCCAGCGTTTTTTCTAAAGAAGCTTCGATGCCAGGTTGATCCTGAGCTGAAGGTGCTGCCGCTGGAGGAATAAATCCTAACATCTGTTTTTACCTCTTAGACGCTTCCATAAACTGTTCCTGTCCATATTCCTTGAGTAAAAGTTGCACCTCCAGTTCGTAGGACAGCAGCACCACCGGTGCCACCAACACCACCACCGCCGTTTCCTCCAGCTGCACCCCAGCCGCCACCAGATCCTGCTGCTGTAGTAGAACTACGAGAATCTGATCCGCCGGTAGCGCCTGGATTTCCTGCAGAACCGCCTGCAGCGCCAGAAATATTATTACTTGAGCCAGATCCAGAATTGCTTAAGAAACCACCAGTACCTCCAGTGCCTGGCAAAATACGTCCGCCTGCGCCCCCGCCACCATTAAAGCTCGTGCCTTCATCCCAGAATGTTACTCCAGAACCACCACCTGCGCCACCGCCGTGACCGCCCTCCGTACCTCTAGTGCCGTTAGGACCATCTGTTCCTACATTTCCAACTGATCCACCAGCATTACCAGAAGGTCCTCCAGATCCGCCACCTGCACCACCGCCGCCACCTGCTCTCCATCCATAGGCCGCACTAGAGCTTGCTCCGCCACCACCGCCACCTGCGATGAAGGCACCTGATAAATTATTAATAGTAACAGAATCAGACGTAGAAATCGAAATCGCAGCACCACCGTTGCCGCCATTACCGGCACCACCGCCGGCACCACCTTTACCTATAATATAGCCTTCATTATTAATAATAACACCGTTTGGGAAGGATCCAGAAATAGTCAATCCTGCGCCATTAATATCATTAGACCAAACATAAACTCCAGAAGATATATTTAAGGTTACGGCAGAAGTTCCATCCCAGCCTTGCGCAGTAGCATAAGTTGCAAGATCCATCTCTTGAGTGTTTGTAGAAACAGTGAAGCCAGCAGATGCACCATAAAACTGGTTGAAACTAGATGCAGCGCCAGAAGCTTTATCTATCAGACCTCTAATATCTTCATCATTAAGTGTACACAACGTTCCACTGGTACCTCCAGCTTCTATGTGCAGGTCATTGATAGAAATTGCACCTGATGCTTGTAGAGCCATTAGACTGTTCCATAACCGGTCACGTTACCTGTCACTGTTAGATTACCGTTGGAATCTATTTTCATTTTATTAGAACCACTGTGAGCGAATATAAGCTCAGTACCAGAAGACGTTATAGTCCAGTCACCCATGCTAACCTGCATCTCACCAGTTGACGAGATCACTTGATACCCGGCCACATCCGTATTAATTTGGAGTGTATCAGTGCCATTTGTTAATCTAACATTGCCGGCAGAGCCAGTACTAGTTTTGAGTTCAACGCCTGAAGATTTTGTAGCAAATCTTTGCGTTCCGTAATGGAAAAGCTGAGCCTCACCAGTAGATCCATCAGCTTTGAAATATTCTGTGCCACCATATGAATTATCAGATTTAGATCCTAAGATTCTTACATCATGAGAAGCTCCAACTCCTGCTGCCCACAATACAAGATCTCCGTGCCAACTTCTAACATAGCCATTGCTATTTAAATGTTGAATCTCTAAATCAGGACATTGAGTGTTTGTTCCAAGAATATTAACAAGGCCGCCGGCTCCCACATTAATAGAAGATGAATCACTGAAGTTAGCATCTACGTTAGCACCAAAATCTAGATTAGCATCAACATTCGTTCCACTACTATTAGTTCTTAATCTCCAGCTACCTGCATAGCTAATTATAGCTTGACCTGTAGAGTTTGCTCTAATTATTTCTTGACTAGATGCATTTTGAATATAAAAATCTTGAGCTTGAAGATATAATGTTTCATTGAGCGATCTAATAAAGTTGGCTCCGCCGTAGTTTGACTCGTGCGCGATTTCCATGTCGCTATCAGCGCCAAAATAGATATAATCATAGTCTCCCATGCGGATATGCTTGTTATTTGAATCTAAATCACCACCAAGTTGTGGTGTTGTATCTTGTACAAGACTTGTAAATGATTCAGACGTTAGATAACCTGCTGTAGAGTGATCTCCCCAGCCATATGCTGTATTCCAGTTAGAACTGTTGTTGGTCGTAATACTATAGGTTCCTGAACCATTAGTGGTCATAAGACCCGCAGTAGAAAAATCACCGTCTACAAGAACATCAGCATGAGATGTTTGTGACGTTAGATATCCAGCAGCCGAATGGTCTCCCCAGCCATATGCCGTGTTCCAGTTTGCGCTATTGTCCGTAACAATAGAGTAAGAACCTGCAGTTGCGCCTCGTTTCATAAGACCTTGCGATGTAAAATCACCATCAACAACTACATCAGCGTGTGAAGTTTGGGATGTAAGATAACGACCATCTAAATCCACAGTTAAAGCTGTTAAGCCAGATCTATTAACAGTTAATATTCCGTTTGTAGTATTAAATGATAGACTTGACGCATAGTTGTTTGTATAGCTCGTGAGATAACCCGCAGATGCATGGTCTCCCCAGCTATATGCAGTATTCCAGTTAGCACTATTATCGGTAACAATAGAGTAGGAACCAGCCGAAGCTCCTCTTTTCATAAGTCCTTGAGAACCAAAGTCGCCGTCAACAACTACGTCGGCGTGAGATGTTTGGCTTGTTAAGTAACCAACCAGCGCATGATCGCCCCAGCCATGTGCCGTGTCTGCCTTAGTGCCTTGGGCAGATGTTGCATAATCTGTAGATGCGGTAGTTGCAGCAGTTCCTAAACCTAAGTTAGTTCTTGCTGTCGCAGCATTAGTTAGATCTGATAGGTTTGAAGCTTTAGCAAGTTTTGTGCCAATATTAGTTGCAGTCGTAGTTGCAAAGTTTGCATCGTCACCTAAAGCAGCAGCCAACTCATTAAGAGTATTAAGCGCTGCTGGTGCTGAATCGACTACACCCGCTACTGCTGTATCTACATATGAAGTTGTTGCGTATCCTTCAACACCATGATCTCCCCAACTATAAGCTGCATCCCAGTTTGATGAATTCGTAACAGCAGCGTTTAGAGCAGTCGTTGTAGCATATCCTTGTGAAGCATGATTACCCCAGCTGTATGCAGTGTCCCAATTGGCTGAGTTTGCGGTCTTAGTGTTTACATATGTGATTGTTGAATAACCTTCAACACCGTGATCGCCCCAGCTAAATGCTGTATCAGCACTAGTACCTTGAGCTGCTGATGCATAGTTTCCAAGATCTGTAATCTGACTCTCAGTAATTCTAAGATCAGTTTGGTGCTGTGTAACACTCGTATTAGATACGTAAGCATCAGGAACTATGTCCCATGTTACTACAGATGAAAGATCGTTTGTTTCTGGAGGATAATTAATGTCACTTAAAAGAGCAAATGTTCCAGAACCAGCTGGAATAGTATGAGAGTTAAGTGTACCTGTAAGAGTAATACCACCACTTACTGTAGAAATTACCTCAGATCCATCATACATAATTTTAGCAGAACCTGAAGCACCTTCAGCTTTAAAGTAAGTTGCTAATCCATTATCTGCTGAGTTTCTAGCTCTAATATTGACATCGCCATGCGTACCTGCAGAAAAACTACCAGTCTGGTTAAGATTCATATCTCCATTATTGGTAAGGATTCCAAAACCAGAACCAGTTGTAAACATATGAGCGTCAGGTATTGATGTATTAGCACCAAATTGCAAACGGTTATTTTCATCTATGGTCATCCACCCAGTGGATCCATCGATTTTAACCCAGCTAGTATTTGTTGCTGTCCAAGTTTGCTCACCTGTCCATGCAATATCATCTTCAGGTTGCAAGATATTACCTGCTAAAATTGTAGCAAATACTTGTGCATTACCTGTAAGATTAAGAGCAGTACCGCCGTCAGAGCTTTCTGTTACGACGCGCGTAAGTGTGATGGAACCCACATCCGAATAGACGCCGGAACCAATTTCCCAATCGTTGCCATCCTCAATTACGTAACTAATAGTGTCGCCGTTCGTAACACCTGCGGCAGCGAAACTTTGATACGAACCGGCAGCTCCGTCTAATGTAAGAGTACCTGTGCCGGTGGTAGAGGTGGTCTCCTTTGCTCGGTTGACCAACTTTACCATTTTGTATTATGCTCCGCCGGCTGTAATCGTAAACGCTGTAATTTGGATCTGCTGCCCGATTGCGATGTTTGTGTTGTCAAGCTCCATGTCACCGCCGCCTGAAGTAGCTGTGATAGTACCCTGCATGTGACACGTAGTGCCTGTGCTGTCAAAAACTCTGAAGTGCCCTGCTGTACCACTTGCATCTGCAGAAAGATCCTGCCACGTGCCTGAGAGTTGCACCACACCACCCGCTGGAGCCTGCATAAAGTCAGAAGGTAGAGTCATTGAAGCTAGAACTGTGCCTGTGTTTGCTGTGGCACAGTCTGTAGGTGGGTTGTTCGTTGAGATAGTTAGAATGGGTGATGTTCCCACAGTAGTCTCAATAGCGGCCAATGTAGCGTTTCTTACCGCAGTAGATAATTGAAAAGCCATTCGCTTTCTCCTTGTTTTTTTGGGATTAAAGACATTTCATTGTTATTTATAAAGAAACGTGATTATCTTCTTTCAATATCTTCTTCAGATAGTGTATCACCCATCCAAACTTCAATTACTTTACAAGCATTTTCACCTACATTAGTAGCTTTGTGCCAAGTATTAAGAGGAATATCAATACTTTCGCCAGATCCATAGATCTTAGAAGTCTTATAACCGTTTGAGAATTCAAGAATCATCTCTAGCTCACCATCTACAATATGCCAATGTTCGGATCTATGGAAATGTCTTTGGTCGCTCAATGAAGAATCAATTGATAGTTCTTTTACTTTCCAATGTCCATTTTGATCTAGGTCTCTATACTTTCCCCATTTGCGCTGAGTTTCAGGTTTATCCCAGTTAGATAGAATCCATGATGAGCTATTCTTTTTATCTTCGCCACCTACGCCAAAAACAAATTCTACATCATCGAATACCATCTCAGGAATATTGTCTTTAGTACGATCTCCGCCATTTGCAAACACGATTTCAGAATTACGTGGAAACATATCTTTTACATGTTGAATTGCAGCAATAGCGCTGTTATCGTCGTCATTAAAACCGAAAGCATTACCAACACATTTGATGTTTTCTACAATTGCTTTACGTTCTTCAAACGGCATAAATGGCCGGCCTTTTTTACGAACCAACCATTCATCGCTATTAAGTCCTACACAAAGAATATCACCCAGTTCCTTAGCAGCTTTAAAGTAAGCGATATGTCCTGAATGAAGTGGATCAAATCCACCTGTAACTACAACTACTCTCATACTCTATATTCCTTCATCATATATCTCCAAGCAAAGTTTGTATCTTCTGGAGCTTTCATTCTCTCATTCATTGGTGTAAGGAATCCTGGATGAATCCACCAATCTTCATAGTTATCTGTCTCGTTAATTGCAACATCAGGTACAAATAGAATATAACCGATCTTGCTCAATATTTCACGAGACTTAGCTCTCATCTCGTCTCCCCACCAACATGCATTGTGCTGAACTTGAATTACTGTAAACTCATACTTATCAAAAGGCGTATTTTGAAGAGCAGTAATAGATGCGTAGTCTGCATTATATCTAATAAAGTCAATAAAGTTTTCTACACAATTTGATTTAAATAACATGTTGTAATCAATTTTATCTGCTTCTGCTTGTATGATAGTAGTATTTCTCGATCTCGAAAATTGAGAACAGAATCTTTCTGAGTTGTCAACTGACAATCCTTTCCAACCAAAATCTTTTTCAAGAAGCAGAGTATTATTGTAAAGCTCAGGATGTCCTGAACCTATTTCTATAAATGTACCATGTTTCTTACCATTTGTAAAGGCCAAAACGAACATATCTTGGAAGTGTCTTGAATAATTCTTTTCAATTGATTCTTGGCCATCAAACTTCCATCTCCATTTCTCGTATAATTCTGGAGTGTATGTCAATGTACTTGGATAGCCAATATTGTTAAGAACACCAGTTACTTCATTATCTGTAACAGAGTCAAGCTTATTCTTATATTTTAGATCGAACAATAGATTCTTAGAATCATCTCTACCGTTTGTTTTCCATTCAGACATTGCATTTACATATTTCAATCCAAGCACACCTGGATAGTCAAGATCAGGGTCTACAATAGGATCGTGGTTGCAATTCAATCCTATCTTAGAATATACTAAAGCTTCTCTCCAATCACTTCTATCCATCTGCCATTTAGAATACAGGTAATATGCTTCAGGTCTTTCAGGCAAAGTTTGAATAGCCATCTTATATAAACCACCTGTTGTATGATCTCTGTTGCCAGCTCTATGGAAGATTGCAGCGCCACGAAGAATAGATTTATATTGAAGCCATTTAGATTCAAAGGTGTCACCTTTTGACATATCTGCTGCTCGTAGATACCAACCAAAAGCTGCAGCGCCTTGTTTAAGCTTATCATATTCAAAAGCAAGTTTGTAGATCTTCTCAGGATTATCATAATCCATTACAACATCATTTAACAAATGTAGGTTTTCAAATTTCATATTAACCTCTCAAGAAATTCTCAAATGCTTTAAGCGGCATTCTCAATATATAAGTTGCATTATCCTGCCAACCAAATGAAATCAAAATATCTTGATCTAAAATAGCAGCGCCGGTTACAAACTCAATATTGTAATCGGTATTCTTTACATGATCGTAATATGTTCCTAGAAAGTGGAAACTTCTCGACACATGAACAATGTTCCAATCATTATCCCATATTACAACTCTGTGGTTATAACAACCATCTTTTCTTTGAAAAGGATCTCGTAGTAGATTTGTTTCATGAACAATCGCCATTCTTTGCTGGTCATTGATACGAATTACTTGGGAACCACCTCTAAAATCAAATTGACTGTACTCTTTATATTTGTCCGGATCATTAACAACATCTACGCATGTTCTTTCTTCAATATCGTATTTTACAAGCTGGGTGGGATTAGTCCATTTTACAAAATGGAATGGCATATCATTTACCGGCATCCAGTTCTTTTCGCAATAACTTTCATCACCATTTGGTGCAGGAATAGGATTACGAGACACTTCTTTCCATTCACCGTCAATAAACTCGATCTCTTGCATTTCCATGCGGCCTTTGCCTTTATCATCGTAACAGTCGCGACGAACACCGCATAGGAATAGACGATCGTCCCACTCAAATAGTCGGCAATCTTCTAATCCAATAAAGTTCCATGTAGGTTTAGTATCGAAGGCAGATGTATTCACACGCTGAGCATTAAGCAGATCTAAATCATTATTAAGCTCGCACATAACATTATATGTCGTGAGGGATACATCATTTTCTGGATGCACATACACCAAAGGACCCCACTGGTGGGGATACTTTTTACCTTCTGAATGATAGAGAATATAGTTGACGTGACGTATGTTTAAAAGAATCTTTCCCTTATGAAGGAAAATAGATGGATTCATTAAACCGGTTTCGCCGTGAGATCCTAAAACTTCCGTTGGCAGGATAACCGGTTTAATTGTTCCGCCTCTTTTAAGGGCATAGGTGGCTAGGCCGCCTGTGTACAGATCATGCATCTTAACTCCATAATATAAAATTCACTTAGTTCCAAGCAGGTTTAAAAGAACTCCTTGTTGCTCTATTAGTATTTATCTTATCCTGCAAAGTCTTATTCATGATTGCGACATCACCGTCTGACATGTTAGATTCAATCCATGAAATAACATGAGATTTTTGTACTGCAGCTAGTGCAATAAAATCTTCAGCCAAAGTGCTTGAAGCTGAAACATGGGTAACACCTTTGTAACTTGCTTCTGTACCGTCATCGTCAACAGCTCTGCGTTTCCAGTCAATTCTTACAATAGAATCTGAAAGGCTGGAACCATCAGAGCTCGTTTCCTCTTGTGTGGTGAGCTTGAGTATTTCCCAAGAATAGTTCATTATTCACCTATTCTGCTGGTGCGTCTGGATCTGCGTCAGATTGCGCTGGTGCTTCTTCTGCTACTACCCAAGGAGGGTTACGATCTTCTTCTAAGCCAGCGTCAATTTGTTTTTGAATTTGTTCATCAATGTGAGTTTTATAGGCTGCATCTGCATCAATTACTGCATTGATCCAACCTACTACAGTAGCTTCTTCAAGATCTTCAAAAGCCACGAAAGAACCAGCAGGCACGTTTTCTGCTGTAAAAGGAGTTGCGCCTGAAAAGGTACCTTCGTTGCCGTCTGCATCCGTTCCTGTGCGTTTCCAATATGTTTGAACAACAGCGTTGCTTAGAGTAACGCCTTCGCTGTTTACCTGATCTCTAACCTTCAGGTTAGTAACAGTTGTGCTGTATGAGAAAGCCATTATTTCATCTCCATTTTGGTTAAGTTGACAACCTTATTTATTTGATTGCTTTATTTATGGTACTCTGTCTATTTATATGTTTTAACCTCTATACAAATAGAGATCTACGGGTACACATATTCGTAATGACGAGTAATACGGGTTAACATGATGATATGTAAAGCTCGGAAATATCATAAAATCTCCGGTTTCTGGTTGATGATGGTATCTTTCAAACATTGGATCAAACCACTCATCATATCCTCTATTAGCATTACTTCTTGGATCTGAGAAAACAATATCCCCACCAGAACTCCGATCCTCTGCTAATACATAAAAGACTGCCGACAAATGAGCTCCGGAATGATTATGAATTGTCATAGAATAATCTTTGCCGTGGCCGGTTATCCATCCTTTCATCTCATACTGGCGATAGTCTGTAATCTTTTTACCTATAGTTTTCTTCAAATACTCATCAAACTTTTGATAAACCATCTCTTCAAAGTCAATAATAACATCCGAGCCGTCGTCCATAATGTTATATCCACCAACATCACTAGGTGGTGACTGTAAATCATACTCGGTAAGAATATGCTCAGCAAGACCTGGCATATTGAACTTGCCTTTTGCTACTTGAGTAGGCCATAAGTTTTCAATAATCATATCACACCTGCGCCGGATCGTAGCCACTTTCATGGCCTTCTGTTTTCACACCATTATAAGTCATGATTCTTTCCACATCCGGGTGAATTGACAGGTTACAAACAACAGTTACTCTTTCATTACCAAAGTATTGAGTGACATTGTGCCAGATATAAGTCGGAACAATAACCATTCTTCGAGCTCTCGTATCCACCTCATAGATCTGAGGATTTCTCATACCAGGATTTGTGTGGAATGATGGATCCCAAAGTTGTAGTACTCCGCCTTCCTTATCATTATCAACATCATCTAAATAGAATAGTCCATATGCTAAGGAACCAGGATGTGTATGCAAAGCAATATAATCGCCTTCTTTCATGACAGGCATTTGCCCATGTTGGTTTGCGATCATTTCATCAATTTGTTGCTTTGTAAGAGTATTGCCTTCATACGATTCAGCAAGCTCAAGAAAACCTTTTTTAAACTCTTCTCTCACCTTATCTAAGACTGGAAACAGCTTAATGTTTTCTTCTGTAAATAAGGGAAAAGGATCTGAGTTTACATGATATCCTGGCTCTCCAATGCCGTGCTCATAATGATGAGTCCATGTAGCATGCGCACATATTCTTAGTTCATCCATTTCTTCATCAGTAAAAGGAAGATTATCTTTAATTAAAATGTGAGTTGGATGAATTTTTACAATACTTGGATTATCCATATTTTCACCTTTCCATAATATTAAATTCTATATTTGCCACATCTCTATTTATAGACTTTCTTAAGTTTATAACTCTATGTCTAAAATAGTCAGTTTGATTTAAAACGACAATGTCATACTTTTTTGGATATATGGTATCGTACAAATTATATTTTCTTCTTTTGATTTCAATCCCGCCACCAGTTGATTCATCCATGTCTGTTAAATACATTAAGAAAGCTATATTAGATCCTTCTATATGATCTGTGTGCCACACATCTGTTTTTTGATCTATACCTCTCCAAGCATCTACATTACCAAAGGTGCAAAAAGTATTTTTTAAAATTAACTTATCAATCTTCTTCTGCGTTTTTCTTAACAGCCATAGACCTACTGGCCAATAATGAATTGGATACTTCATTCCATGATTGCTTATCATAGGACATCTATAGAACCACTTTAAATAAGTAAAGAGCCGTGGATCATTAAAATGCCAGTATCCATCACGCTTTAGTTTTTCATAATTCATTCATCTACAGATTCTAAAATCTCTTCTTTATAATATTCATAGATATCCGGTACCATACCAGTCATATCAACTTCACCGATAGCATCAAGAATAGCGTCATATGTATAACGGTCTTCATCGTATGGAACGAAATACGGATCGTGTGGTAACAATTCCGCATCGTTTAATGTATCATAGAAATCTTCATCAAAATCGTCTTCGATCCAAGTGGCATAACAAATAGCAACAACATAAGATTTAGATGGGTAGATCCATTCATCTACGTATTCTTCGAAGTGGCGAACTGCTTCTGTAATAATATCCTCGCCTTCTACTAAATTAATTTCTACATCTCTCAGATCATCTTTATATTCTGCATCTCCATTAACCATACTGAAATATTGTTGCCTGATTTTCCATTCTTTCATTATGCCTCGTATTCCTTTAATAATTGTGCCTTATCACAAAAATCTAGATATGCACTGGTGACTTTATAGTGATTATAGAAAAATAACTTCTTAATTCTTTCCCACATGTTTCTTTCTACCATTGGGTAACCAAACGTAAATACAATTGATTCGTAATGAGTATATTCACGATTCATTTGAATATTCCAAAACTTGGTAAGATCCTCGTCGGTGTATGGTTTATCTTTCCTGTCTGCAATAGGAGAATTAGCAAACGAGAAATCATCATAAACTATATGTAGGTGTATTGCGTCAGACCACCAAGGTACTGGTTTCTTTGGCCTTTCGACTGTATTTATTGCGTTGTCATACCAGTAAATATCACAACGAAGTTTATTCACCTCTTCTATAAACTCTTGTTTCTGCTCTTTTGTATTAAATACGACTCCAATATACCTGTGTCTGGAATCGTCGTGGCCTTGACAACTTGTATACGTCAAGTAACCTTTCTTATGTAACTCAAGTACTGCCCTTTTTACACCGGGCTCTAAATTATTATCGATTATATCTGAGTACTGACTTACAAATGTGCTTACATATTGTCCAAGATGATCTCGGAACATGTAAGTTCTTCCGTTGACGAGATGTAGATTACCTTTTTCAAACATAGCATAACGATGACCATCTTCTACACTTCGTAAATGAGGATCGTCTTTTCTGCTATATTCTTGTTGATACTGTACTCTATACTCGTACTGCGTCTTCATTATACCATTCTAGTAGGTTGAAATAACCGTTGCAACCGTTTTGTTTTGGTGGGAATGCTACAAATTTGTAGTGCTCGGTTAAACACTTTCCAAAATATTTGCATTCTTTACATATATCTGATACGCCGCTGTTCTTTTCTTTTACGGTCCATTGTTCATATTCTAGAAAGGATTCCAGTTCCGTAAAGCTTTCATTACCAAGTAGGTCGAAATCCAATACACCAAACTTGCCGTTAGGAGTAATATACACATGATCATCGCTAAAGGCGTTATAATTGCCATCTAAACATTCCTCTATCTTATCTTGATTTATGAATTGAAAGTTCTTCTCAATAGGACTATCAATCCATTTCATAATAAACTCTTCGTATTCAAGATCAGTAACATACTGCTTACGATGAGTTGTAGAGCTAAATGGCTTAATCTCTACAGCAATCAGATTGCCTAGAGTGTTAAACATATTAATCATATAGTCTACATCTTCATTTATAACATATTCTGATGCTAATGTCAATACCGAAAATGGTCTATTTAACTTAAGCATATTACCGAACACGATCATCTCTTTCTCGCGAGCACCAAAATCATATGATACAGATAGATCAATATCTTCTCTAAGAAATGATTTGCGTATTGCAGAAAGATTGGTGATAATCGATATTGTGCATTCGTATTTATCTTTAATTCTATCGATCAAATCATCTAAATATGTATCAGGTAGAATACCAATCTCACCACCATAAAGATCGATGTGTGTCACAGTAGGCTTAATCTCACTTAATCGTGCCATAATCGTGTCAATAGAAGCTGTTTGCCTGTTACGTAATTGTTCTGCACTGAGATAGCAGAAATCACAATTAAAATTACAAAAATAGGTTGGATTAATCGATACTGAGAACATCAATTTCCTCATTCACATATGGGGTTACACTGTTTGGATCTAATCCGTTAATTTCTAAAATACGAGGGGCAAGAGATTTCATGTGTTTGCAATGAGATTCTGCTTGCCCTTCTCGTTTCATATCACGCACTGTCTTTTTACAGCCATTGCATATTTCAAACATGGGACAACTATAACAGGCTTGCTTTAATGTTTGAATATTAAAGTCATCTTGTAGTGGAGTGGAAAATCCTCCGTTTAACTCATAGTCAAAGGAGATAGGATAATCCCTATCATCACCAAAGGAACCACAAGAATAGTAATCACCTCCAGGATTGAAGGCCCGTATGTGTTCGTCGCATCGACGATTTTGTGGACAACTTGTTGCATTACCTTTTAACCTCCGCATCATTTGCTTGGTATTATATTCCCACTTCCACAGACCTCGATCGTAAATTTCAACGTAAGTCTCATAAATCTTACTTAGTCTGTAAGTGGACCCTTGTATACCAGAGGCCATAGCATAATTGAGTTTGCATTCGACATCCATTTCCTTAGCAAGCTCAACATTACGAATAGCATCTGGTGCATCTTCATCAGTCATAACTGCAATAAAATCTGGACGATATCCAACAAGATCTAGCATCTTATTCGATGCTAACCAGAAATCTTTCTCTGTGAAGATTGTGTAATCGCCTTTTAAACGACCTTTACCATATTGGAAACTGGTACATATTCCTAGACGTGGATGGCGAAATAAATCTATCCACTTCTCTGGCTTTACAACAAAAGGCCATAAATTGGTTGTGAAACTAATATTCGCAGGATAGTCATGCTCATCTAAATGATCTATAATCTTCCAATAATAACTAGGTTCCACCATCAAAGGGTCGCCACCATTTACGATAATGGTGCGAGTGTGAGGATACCTCTTTAAAAATTTGAAAATATAATCATGATCCAAAAGCTTTGCTTTATTCGGATCAATATCTGTAGACGAACAGAAAGTACACTTAAAGTTGCAAGCTTCTGTCGGCTTTATTATTAGTTCCATTCAACAATTCCATCATCAAAGTTTTAGGTGCAGGACAAACATCACCTTGCCATTCAAGTTGGTGGCAGTCGGAGTGGCAATAGGCAAATACCGGACACGAATAGCAACGTGGATCTCTTATGACTTGTTCGTCGATAATTACCTTTTGCCGCCCCTTGCTATTTATAACGTCTTCTACTGATTGTTTAATATTGCCATAATGATCGGTAGGAGCAGCGTTAGGGCAGCCAGCAATAGTACCATCCGCATTAATCGTAAATAATTTTTGTTCACAATCTCTGCAAAACGTTCCTTGGTGTAAGAGTCCTTTTTCAAATTTGTTATAGACCGTTTCCATGAAGACATCTTCAAACTCCTCTCTTATATCATAACATTCCTCATATGCTCTCATAAAGAAATCTTGAAGTGCTGCATTCGTAGGATAAAGCTTTTCGCCATATAACAAAGCATTACCATTACCGGTAATACGTTCCCAAGATATTTCCGTGATGCCAAGACCTCTCAAATAATCAATCATTTCTCGAGGAGACCTATTGACAACGTCCTTAGATAATGATACAAATGCTTTAAGAATGAATCCTTGATCTACTAAGAATCTTACGTTGTCTTCCCAAAGCTTTTCTTGCTTTTCATTTGCAAAGCGTATTGTTGGATCCCATGAGGTACCGATACGCTTGCCTGTCATTACACGAGAAAAGAAATCTAATCTATCATCTGTTAACTTATATGTAAGATTAGTTGTAATACCGAATGAACCTCTTACGCCCCATACGCTTTGTACTCTATTATAGAATTCAAATAGATCTTCGGTTTTAGCAAGCATAGGCTCGCCACCGTGATATTCAAAGTGGCATATTTTTGTGCCATCATATAACTGATTAACCCAGTTAGCGGTAGCCACTGGGTCAAAGTATATCTTAGCTCCGTTGATTCCGCTTGTAAAGCAGTGGAAGCAATTTAAGTTACACGTCTCGGTGGTCTTGACGTATACACTCAGATTGCTCTGTATCGGACAAACCATAACTAAACATTAATCCTTCTCGTACATTCAATGCTCTGTGAGGAGTATTTTCTGGTATCATCCAAAAATCACCTTCATCAAGATTATGAATAACGTCGTTCACTTCAATTGTTTTGTGACCAGCACTTACATGTAATAATACATCAACTGGGTCAGTATGTACACCAAAACTTGGCGATTCTTTCCAGTATCTAAAAGCATGAATGGTGCCTTCTTTAAAGCCACAAACGTGTTCGATACCTTCAACCTTTATTGTATCATTAGATTCTGCAAGCTTTACTTGTACCTTTGCTAAGTACTCATTGTAGTCATCTGATACTATTTTAACATCTTTTCCACGATTGTCAATATATAATGTGCGATCATACATATAAGCTTCATGACTTAATACGTACTCTTCAAAGTCTTCGTAGGACCATTTTAATTTAGGCAGTTGCATACTCTAATTCCTTTGTTTGAGTAGTCTGAGAAAATGCTCTTACAAAGAGTTCGTTAAGAAGAATGATTTCGTTATCACCTTGAGTCAGTTCCATGATGCATTCTAATCTAGATTTGTTGCCAATAATTCTTTTCAATCCACGAGGTGGAGTGTCTGGATTCAAAATGTCTACAATATTTTCGTGCACTTCGTCAAAACCAGGAATACAATCACGAATTACAGCGTAACACATTCTGCAAAACTCTGCTGGAGTAAGAACATCTTTAAATGTATCATAATGCTTTTGCAAAAGAATATTACCACAAACATTCATAAACCACATCTCATGAAATTCTTCGCGAGTAAATGAATAGCAAGATGCAATTGTTTTAAAGTAAGACTTTAGGCCACGATATAGACCATATCTATTATCAGCCCCGCCTTCTTCAATAACATCGGTATAGCATTCCACAACTTCAATATCATACTTTTTTATATATTCAGGATCTGTAAGTTCAGAATCTGGTAGGAACATATAGTCATGTCTCCATGAACCGTATGATTTAAAGTTATAGTAGATCTCATACTCATTATAGAAGTCATCTATAGTAGATCCAGGCATTCCTAGAATTAATTCTACGGGTGGCTTTGGATAACCTTCAACGTTGCAACGCTGATTAATATGGCGAGCGAGTGCTAACTTATCTTCTAAATTTAGATCAACTCTATTTACTACATCCATAGCTTCTTTACTAATACTTTGGATACTTACTGTTGGAACTACTGAGATATAAAGAGCTTCGCCTTCTGCTGCTTGCTTTCTTCTAATATTATCTTCCCAGTCTTCTCCATCTTGCTCACCAAAATTATCAACCATTCCACGGCTCGTATTCTGTTCATTGAATACGTGAATTGTGGTACCCATAGCCTGATTTTCTGCCGAGCCCATAAAGAACAATGCATGAGAACCTTGCTCAGGTACAAACACTTCTGAGTGCTTCTCTTCGCCTGTTCCTAACGTGTCAAACCACGCATCAACAAGTTTCTTTCTTCTTGCAAGGTCTCTTGATTTAAAAGTTGAGATGTCGGTAAGATTAAATCCATTCTTAAAGGTCCAATCAAAGATCTCGATGTCTCTTTCTAAGAATGCGCCGAAGTTTGCATCGGTAAGATAGGCATCTCGGAAGCCTGCGTCTTTCAAAGCCTCAACATCTCGCTTATAAATGTCTAGATCTTTCTTATAGATCTTAGTACCAATACCCCCGCCCCATTCACAGAAGGCACACTTAAATGGACAACCACGAGTAGATTCTAATGCCATGAATGGCTCAAGTACCTGAGTACGAGCCCACTCGCGCATTTCTTTAAGATAATCCATATGTTCTTCATAAACAGAATAATCTTGTTCTGCGATATTTAGAACACCTTTTTTATTTGAGCGCCATTCCCAAGTTACATCTTCATGTTTTGGCCATTGATTTAAATTATTAAAATATCCATCAAGCAGAGAGTTCATGAATATTTCGCCGGGCTTGGTTACCTGACAAATATAATCATATAGTTCATATCTTAGATTCATTAGTTTTGGCTCGTTACGACCAATATGAGGTCCGCCGATTACCGTAATAGCTTCTGGGTTTTGCTCTCTTACGAGCTTAGCAACCTCATCGCACATCTGATAGTTCCAAATATATGAACTAAAGCAGTATACGTCAAGAGGTTCTCCCTGCTCCATATCTTCTTTAATTTCTTGGAAAGATCGATACACGTCAAATTTGTATGTTGCAGGAACAAACTCTACTTTATCGGGATACATTCCCTCATGATTATAATGACTTTCTAACATCATCCACGTCAAATTAGACGGCGTTTGCCAGTCTGCATGAGGTGGTGACATGTAACCTAAACGTAATTTTTTACTCATTTATCTCTCTTCGAATCTACATATCTAAATAGTTCTTTGTTTATACACTCGTCCATGTCCTGCTTCATGTTTCCAGCTTTTATTCCTGAGAAACACATCATAGGACATCTTTGATAAAATTCGCAAGCATGACAATTATATTTATCAAGGAAGCTCGTTAAAGTATTATCAAGAAAATTATCTGGTCCGTTATGTTGTCGGTAAGAAGGAGAATTGAACTTCTTTAAATAATGAGAGCCAACACATCCTTCTGGAATAATCTTATTGTCCCAATCAATAGCAGCACCATTACCACGAGAACATATCGTATGCATCTGATGGTCTTTTGGCTGCATAAAAGGTATAATATATTCTACTTTTGGGTATTTGTCAACCAATAATTTATAAAAAGCTAAAACTTCTGATTCTAAAGGTATCTCAACGTCGTTGTGTTCCGTTCCTTTAATATATTGATCCCAAGAATAATCGAATCTACTGTACAAGTAATCATAATATTCGTCACCTGCAAGAAGAGCTTGAATATTTTGTTTCGTAATCACGGAGTTTATATTACGAATATAAGGTGCAAATATTTCGATATTCTCTTTAAATATCTGTAAGTTCTTTTGATTAAATCTACCTTTTAAATCAAAAGATACGACGAATGTAGTATCCTCACCTTGCTCGTCCATGAACTGTTTAATTTGATCTCTTGTATCAACCATACTAAAATTAGAGATCCAAATAAATTCTAGTACTTGATCTGTAAGATTTGTTTTTTCTCTCACACCGTTTGCGAGATCTCTATAGGCTTCTAGGAGATTAGAATCTTTTAATATGGCGTCATTAAATGGTTCACCGCCGATCATTCGAACAACAAATTCTGTAGCAAAACTATTTTGATTAATATATTCAGCAATAATATCTGCTTTAGATACTATAGACTCATAGTTCATACCTTTTTTACTATTATGATCTTGTGGGCAAAATGAACACGCAAAGTTGCAGTACTCAAAGAGTATTACAACAATCTCGCACGACTTATTTCTTTTTTCGAAAATTAGATTTGCAGCGGTGTCAGAGCCCCACTTATCACCGGTCTCGGTGACATCAATCATATTAATCATTACAAACCTTTATTACGTATGGCTGAATTTATTTAACTGAGTTGTATTTTCTGCAATTTTTAATTGATAAAGATACTCAATCCAAAATGTATTTATTTTTTCCTGCATATATTCATAGTGCCAAACTTTAGTAGTTCCCTGATAAGTAATATCATCTGCAATAATATCTTCCCAAGCTGTATCTCTTATTTCTGTGTTAGATAAGTTTGTTCCATCTATTCTATTAAGCATTCCTTCAGCACCTTTAATAACATCCTGAAGCTCGACGTCGTTAGCATCGTCTGCGTTTGTATTATCTACAACCCATTGAAGCCATCCCAAGCCTACATCCCAATGCGCAACACGGTATTCCCAGTTTTCTACAAGGGCGTCGTAGGATCTGTCAAAAAGAAAATCCATATCAGAATTCGCAGCTCTAAGTGAAGTCATCCAGTTTGGATCGGTCCAGTTCAATGTTACGCCAGTCATAGAGCGAACTTTTTCTGTCATAATATTATCTCTAATATATTCTCTTAGATCACTAACAATTCCAAAGCCAATTTTTGAATGTATTCTTTGACCTTTTATTGCAATAGGAGTAATTGTGATATCGCCACACAAATAAGCTGCGAGCTGAATTTCAATACACAGAGTGTCTCTTAAAGCATCACGAACAGATGTATAGTAAGAAGAGTCAATAGTATCTGCTGCATTAAATGCGTTATATGCACTAGCAAATTCTGCTTGAGTGTATATTACTTCTGCGTCTGCGTCTGCAACTCTATCAGCAGAAAACGATCTGCTTGCCATATTATCAACTTCTACAAGACTTTCTCTTTGTCTTGTTATATTATAAAGGATGAAAGCAGCATCTACATCTATATTTGGCATAGCTACTTTAAGCCAAGCAAAGAAAAGTTTATGGTATGATTCTGAGTCTGCATATATTCTTCCAGACCAATCATTATCGTATAGAGATTTAATGAAATGAGCTAAAGACTCGTGCTGTCCTTCACCGCTTCCAATAATATTATCTACAGAAGATTCCCAATGAAGTATGGTAGTTCCATAACCAGGACTTGCTAGAGTATTCATATTTGTATATGGGCTGGTATTTCTTGCTGCAGAAAATACGGCTCTGTTCTGGGAATTATCATAAGC